CGATCACAGTGGTTAGGAAGCCCATTACTTGTTACCCCACTTGGCGAGAATGTCCACGGACTTGCCAGCATGGTCAGCGGCGAATACGTGCTTTTTGTGTTCGGGCTGGCGACCGTGCAGCCAAGCGTCCAGGGCGATGCGCTCTTGACCGGCCTGGCATGGGATGCCCAGCTTCTGCACGCCGTAGGCGGCGACTTGCTCGGTGGTCATGCGTGCGCTGTCGAACGCGCCAACAAAGCCGGAGACCTTGGAGGCCAGGGCATCGCGGTCGGCAATCATGGCGACCATCTGGGCAGCGTCCATGCCGACTTGAACCGGCTTGCGGTCTTGGGCAGTGACGGTGACCGGGGCGCCCTTGGCCTTGGCCAGTTTCTTCTGCGCGTCGGACAGCTTCTTGAAGGCAGCGGCGCTGTCGGTGGCAACCTTCAGCTCTTCGGCGGCTTCCTTGACTTCCTCGACCGCTTCGATCACGGCATAGGCGGCAGCTTCGGCGCCCTTGATAGCCTCTTCGGCGGAGGCGATAGCTTCCGGGTCTTGGTCTTTAGCCTTTTCCACAGGCTCGGTTGGCGGAACTGGGTCAGCGTCCTTCGCTACGGCGTATTCGGCCAGCAGCGCGGCGCGCTCTGCTTCGCCCAAGGCAGCAATAGCCGCCTTGATCTCTTCTAGGCCGTCGCCGACCTTTTTGGTTTCATCGGCCATGACAGCCTCCTGTAGCAGTTTGGAATCGAGCGCACAAAGCGCATGGTCAAGCACGGCAACGTCGGGACCGGTGCGCCCCTCGGTCACCAGTGCAAGATGGTTTGCCCGGAGTAGGCGTTGGATAACGTCGTACTTCTGCCCCTCGAACTCGCCAGGGGTAAAGTCGGTCTTGTAGCGGTAGCCGGGGGAAAGCTCGATCTTGGCGCCGGTCTCCACCAGTTTCTTGGCGGCCTCGCCGAAAATCTTGATGTTTCCGCGCAGGTATGGGGAATCGAAGTAGACATCCTCGCCGATCACGCCATGCACGCCTTTCTTTTCGGCAGGCGTCAGGCCCTTGGCCTCGCTGCCCAGCATCGCGTGATCGACAATGAACGGCATCAGCTTAAAGCTGTTGACGGTATCGGCAGCGGACAGCTCTTCGGCGGGACGGTAGACGTAATAAATCCGGTCGGGCTCGTCCGCACCAATCTCAGACCCCAGGTACGGGAAGACGCCCGCCTTGCTGATCGGGTTGCCGCGCACTTCGATGAATCCGTTGATGTCCTCGGTACGCGCCGACTGATATGCCATTCCTATTCCCGGAGGGTTTGCAATAAACAAATCCTATCGACTGAGGCGCACAGATGCAAGACAGCCAATTGTCGATGATCAGCGCTCTTCCCAAAAACTTGTGAACGCGCCGGTCGCTGCCGCGTTTGAAATGTTCTCAAACTTCCAGTAATAGGATCCTGGGCCAATTCCTCGCTGGTCGTATGCCTTGCTGCCGACGCTTGTTTGTTGCGCAGTAGCGCCGGCAGCCACTAGACGAATTACGTCAATTTCGGTTCCGCCCGTATGCGTACCTCCGGTAGTTTCGACATTTTGCGCCGGGATGTTCGGAGCATCTGTCATGGCGTTTTCACGAATGATCGGCAGCGGCGTGCCAAATGTTCCGGCCTCTGTCCCGCCCAGCACCGTGCGCATCCGAATAGCGCCAGCATCTAGCGTCAGGCTGACGTCAAACAGCACGGTATTGACCGGGACCACGACCTTAAACACCGACGTCGCCCCAGTCGGAATGTTCAGCTCTCGAAATGTGCGGTACTGCCGTCCCTGCCAGAAACTGGTCTGATCCAGATCCACGCGCAGGCGCGCATAGTCTCCGCCCTGGTCGGTCATCAGCACCAGCGGAGGGCTGGCAACCATGATCAACTCGGGATCAACCTGGATTGTGCCTGCGCTGGAATACGCGCGAGCATACAGCGTCTCGCCGGCCGCCAACTGTACAGACATTCCGGAAGTGAGCGGCACCGATCCTTCGAGGCCGGTCGGTAACGCAGTCGCCACGCGCACGTAAAGCTGTACGCCGGACAGGTTGCTGATTCGGCCGGTGAACGGGCCTGCCTGCACGGCAATCCATGCAGTCGTTACGGTTATTGGCGCGAGTGATGGCATGAGAAGTTTCCTGATTATTGTTTTTGCGGACTGAAATCGATAACCGGAACAGCGATGCAGCGGCAATTAATCAAAATTCCAGGATATCCGCGCTGACCTGTCTTCTCGTCAATCACGGGCGGCTCGTCGTAGTCGAACACCTGGCCATTCATCTGCACATGCAGCTCGCGAGGCTCGGCAGAGCCTCCAGAATGCACCCAGCGGAACTTGCGAACACCTGCAGATAGGGCACGCTCAAGATTCATAGCGGCAAAAACCTTTTTCGACTGATCGGTAGCAATGAAGTGCGCGCGCTTCTCGGACAGGCCGCCGATATGCCGGATTTCCTGCATCACGTCCGCCGCCCCCTTGCCTCCAGTCTGCACCGAAACCATCACGGCGCTGACGATGCGGTCGTGGTACTGCTGCGGTATTGACTTGATCAGCGCGACGTTCTCTACCGTGGCAGCCGTGATCTTGTCGGCCAGGTCGCCCGGCATGTCAGGCACTTTCAGCGCTAGATAGCCAGACGCCTTGCGCAGCGAATCTTCGAGCGATGCCTTGGCGGCCTTATCCACGCGCCCGATCATGCGCTTGGTAAGCGTGTCTGCGCGCTGGGCGAACAGCTTGGCGTACTTGCGCCCCAGCCAGCCAAACAGGATGCGCGATTGGCTGGCCAAGCTGGCATCCATGGCATAGGCCGAATCGCCACCCATGATCTGCCCGCCGAGCTGGTCGAACAGCTCACGCAGCTCGCGCTCATACTCCGCGGCCATCGGGCGAATCAGCGCCTCGATCTCGGCTTGGTACTTGCTCGCCACGCTCATTGGATAATGCAGCGGGAGCCCGACCAGCGCCGTCTCCCGCGCCTTGGCCCACTTCAGGCGCTTAGGCTTGACCTTGAGCGCCATGGGCGACCTCTTGCTCGATGCTTGCCAGGGCGGAGCGCATATCGGCAGCGGCTTTGGCGGCTGCGATGCGGCTGCGGGCGGTGTCAAAATAACCCGCGTCCATTTCCATGCCGATGAACCGGCGGCCGGTGTTGGCGCACGCCACGCCAGTGGTGCCGCTGCCCATGCAGTTGTCCAGCACCGTGTCGCCGGGGTGCGTGTAGGTGCGGATCAGGTATTCCATCAGCGCGACGGGCTTTTGGGTGGGGTGAACAGTGCGGCCTTCGCTTGGCACATGCAGAACAGAGCGCGGGTAGTTCTCGAACTCTTGCAGCGCGTCCCTGTCCGACTTTCCGTAATTCGTGCCGTTGTTCCCGCCCTTGCGGATCGTCGGAACGGCCTTTCTTACCAGTCCCTGCGGGTTGTAGGCCGGTAGGCTCTTGTAGAAAACCAGAACGTTTTCGTGGTTCTTCATCGGCTGCACCTTCGCGCTCAGGTGCCCGGTGGCTTTTGTCTTGTTCCAGACCCATTCATAGCGAAGCCACGAAAGGTTCGACGCGCCTAGCACCTTGTCGAACGGCGTCTGCGCGGTCAGCACTACAGCCCCGCGCGCGATGCGCTTGTATTCCTTCCAGAGCGCATCAAGCGGCAGAACGCTGTCCCACTTGTTGCGCGTGGTGCCATACGGCAAGTCACACAGGATCAGGTCGACGCTCGCGTCTGGCAGGTCGCGCATCAGCTCCAGGCAATCGCCGCGACGAAGGTCAAACATTCCCGGCCACCCCTTCGGTCTCTTCCTCGAATTCCTTCTCTTCCAAGCCGAAGAAGTCCGATTCTTTGTCCTGCTGCAGGCGCTCGCGGATATCCTCGCCGTCGATGGCGCCCAGCCCGGCGTAAATCTGCGCGGCCTGCGCCTTCTTCAGGTTGATGTCGGCCCACTCGGCAGCGGTAGGACTGTCCAGCGGCTGCCATTGCACGTTGATTTCCGGGTCATCGCCGCCGAGCTGCGGCTTGATGTCCGACAGCCAGGTCATCAGGTGATGGCGCGCCAGCAGTGGCTCCAGGTCGTTGGACTGGATCGACTCCAGCATGATGCGGTAGTCCTCTGCCTCCGCCTCTCCCGTGGCGTTAAACCCTTTCGGGGTGGTGCCCAGTAGCTTGGTAGCCGGCACCTCAGCGATGGCCGAAACAAGCTGGTACTGATTCATGATGACGGCATCGAGGTCGGCCAGGCTGGTGTCGTGCTGCTGGATATCGTCGGCCTCCTTGTCGATCACCATGGCGCCGTAGTTGTCGCGAACCTGCGTGAAGTCGAGCATGCGAGACAGTGACTGTTGCAAATTGGAGAAGAACCCGGCGCCGTCAGTTTTGTGGACGATCAGCCGCTTGGTCATGGCCAGTTGCGGCGCCTCGTTGGCCGTGCGCTCTGCGGAGTACACGCGCTCGTAGATCAACTGGGGCAACGACTTTCCGGCGAACAGATACTGCGGTTTTAGCGCATCCGGCACCGGGAACGGCACATATACGCAGCAGTGCGAGCGGTGGTACTTGCGCCCGTTGATGCTGTAGAACTCGGGCTCGTAGAAGCTTATCGACGCCGGATCGGAAAGGGCTCCGTCGTTGAGCAGCGGCACCATCCAGATCGGGTCCACCTGGCTAATGCCGAGATAGCTGCCAGGCGTCACGCCATCCGGGTTGAACGGTTTTTCGTAATACTCCTGGTCGCCCGACTCCACACGAAAGATCGCCACACGCACGCCGTAGACGCGGCCCATGTGGATGAATTCACGCATCGCCTTGGTGATTCCGTAGCGTTTGTCGGACCTTTTTAGGGCCTCAATAATCGCCTCGCCGCGCTCGTCTTCGTCGCCCAGCTTGCACTCGTAGCCCATGCGGATGGCGTCGCGCGCCGGCATCAGGCAGGCCTTATCGACCAGCCAGTGTTGCGACATGATGGCCGCGGTCTGGTAGCCGATGAAGCCCTGGGCGCCGTACCAATAGAACTGGCTGTCTGGTACGCCGCCATTGATGGACAGGTCGGCTTTGATCGGCGATACCTCTAGGGCTGAGTCCATCGCCCCATCGGATGACGTCGGCGCCACGAAATGCTTAGACAGCACATTGTGGCGCGCAATCGCATTGGGCCGCGCGAGATTGTCGCCTCCTGTGGTGTAGATCGACTGTCGCGCCGCCACTTCGGGCTCGTCCTCTTGCTGCTTGGGTTTGCGTCCGAACATGGGCTGCCTCAGAAGCTGTAGATGGATTTGCGTTTAGTGTACAGGTCGCGCAGCGCCTGAGTCATGGCGTCCACGCGGTCATCGTTCGCGGCGGCTGGGAATGTCGTCACCTCGTCCACGAAGTCTTTCACCCAGGGCGCGATGTCGGGGTGCGGCAGGTAGACGTTGCCCGCCTCCCATTCTGCCGTCACCGCGTGCGCTCGGGCAATCTTGCTGCCGTCCGGTTCCACGGGGATCAGGCCGCTAATTTCCGCCTTTAGCGAGTCGATGATTGCCGGCCCGTTGGCCTTGTCCTCGATCAACTTGCGCCGCGCATCCGGGAACAGGCCCGACACCTTCTTGACCGCCAATTTGGATGCGTTGAACCCCATGCGCGCATGTTCCTCATGCAGCAGGTAGGCATTCGCGCCAAACCGCCCCCACACTTGACCGGCCACGAAGTCGGAGCCGTCCGTATCCTTGAAGGTCATGTCCCAGGACTGGATCACCTTGTCGAACTTCTGCGGCAGGTCTTTGGGCAGATAGTAACGGATGCCCGAATCCTTGAAGATCGCGCCGCCAATGGTCTTGGGCGACTGCTGGTACATGGCTGACCAGAAGTAGTCGCCCAGCATCGCCTTGGTCTCCAGCAGCTTCTCGACCGGATGCAGGTCCGGCACCAGCGCGTGGCCTTTCTCGTCTATGGCCGGGAAGCTCAGCAGCTTGGCGCGCGGGTTGTTGGCCAGCACGCGGCCGGACAAGTCGTCAGTAGCCCAGCGCGTGGCCATGATGATGTGCCCGGCGTTCTTCGACAGGCGCGTCAGAAAGGTGGACCCGTACCACTTCCAGATCGAATCCTTGACCGTCGGAGAAAGGGCCTCTTTAGAGTTCTTGATGGGGTCATCGATGATGCCGAAGTCCACACGCTTGCCGGTCAGCGGACCCCCAACACCTTGGCCCACATACGAACCGCGCCGGCCCATGATCTCAAACGCCTCGCTATTACGCTTGGCCTCCGTCTCGACGGTGACGACCCGCTTGGCGTTGAGCGACGAATCGGGGAACAGCGCGAAATACTCGGGACCCATCATGATGCGCTGAACGTCGCGGTTCATGTCGCTGGCCAGGTCCTTGGCGTAGGACAGGCCAGCCACGCGCAGGCCGGGATAATGACCGAACACGAACGCCGGCAAGTAGCGCGACACGATGTCCGACTTGCCGTGCTGGGGCGGCGCTTGCAGGATCAGAACCGGCCGAACGCCCGCCATGCAATCGGCAATGAATACCTCCAGTGCCGCACACACCTGAATGGCAAAGTCGCTGACGATGTAGTCGGGATTGATATAGCGGATGAAGGCCAGCAGTGAGCGCCTAGCCTCTCTGCGGCGCAGCAGCTCCCTTGCCGCGTCAGCCTTTGTCATCATCGGCTATCAGCGCCGCCAATTGCGCGTCGGTGAGGTCGGAAACGTCACGGGTAACAATGGGCCCTCCGTTGGCACCCGTCATTTCCAGGGACTGCCGATCACCGTATTTCTTAGGCGCCCGACGGGCAGCCACCCACTTGAGCGCGTCGATCTTCACCCGATCAGCCGGGGCGCTCTCAGGGCTGGCAGCCATGGCCGCTTCGATGATCTCCGCCTCAAACAGGTCGGCAGCTGCCTCGCGTGCGCGCGCGTACTGGTTACGTGACTCGGGCGTCAATCCTACCCAGCGCATGATTGCGCCCGACGTAACACCGTAATGCGCAGCGATCTGCCGTAGCGTCTGCCCTTCGGCGACCATCTCGCATATCTCGGCAATCGGATGCTCGGCGGGAGATTTAGGCGCGACCTTGGTGGCGGCAGGCTTGCGCTTGGCCTTCCCCTTTTGAGTCCCCTGCTCCTGAGTGAGGCCTGCCATTACTTGACCCTCACGCCTTCTGCTGACGCTTCCACGCACGACGCAGCGCGGTCTCTTTCATGATCATCGCCAGGGAGCCGATCATCATGCCCCACGCGATCATAACGTCCTGCGTGCCTGTCTCCGGGTTACGGATCATGACGAGGCCAATCGCGAACGCGATGCAGGCGACCAGAAAGTGTGTAACGTACATGCCACGCGATGCTGCGCGGCCGGGAAGCTGCTTGGTTTTCATAGTCAATCCCTCTGGTTGAATGCGGATATGGTAATGCGAACGGCGCCACCCTTTACAGGATCGCCTACCCTGAATGTCGTCACGAAATTGCGGTCGTCTACGCCAAGCGCATCCGCTACCCCATCGCGACCGTGCTTCATTCGCGCAACGAGGTTGTCGTCGTCGTAGCTGCGGCGATCCGGCGGGCAGAATAGCATGCCGAACGCGATCTGTCCGGCCGGCGCCTGTACCTTGGCCGCCTTGGTCAGCAGGTAGCAATCCGATCGGTATCGCTTGGCGACCTTGCTGCGCTTCGCCCAATGCACGCGGGCATTTGGCGATAACTGGGCTGGCGGCCATGGCAGCTCGATCACTCCTGAACCATCCTGGCGACTTCCTCTTTCGTTGCCACCCGTACCGGACTTTCCTTCCCTTCGCTCGAGTCCAGCGATTGGCCGGCAACCCAGCATTCGCCACAGATCAGCGCGCTATGCACGGGCAATGCTCAGCAGAGCAGTCGTGACAGCGGATCAGTACGC